TCTAAATCAATCATGTCGTCCATAAGTCTTTGTGCTTTTTGAACAACTCCGCCAAAATTACCATAATTAAATTCAGAGTTAGAAGACCATGCATCACTAACAAAAGAGGTTAAATTAACTAGCATCAAACGACAGCTATCATAAGGGGAAAGTATTATTTCCCCACACGGGTTAGTCGAAACAGATCCAAATCCCTCAAGTTCATAAATGTCAGCAGGCGTCATGCGCTTTGCTGTGTCCCAGAAAAGAACGCCAGGCTCAGCAGAAGCATGCGCGCCTTCAATCAATGCATCCCAAACTTCTCTTGCTGAAACTAGTTCTTCGACTTCAGGGGTACCGCCGCCTTCTGCAATACTTTCTACAGGCCACCGGAGTTGATAATTATCGCCATGCTTCACTGCGTTCATAAACTCATCTGTGACACGCACTGAAATATTTGCACCGGTTACTCTAGTTAGATCTCGCTTAATCTTTATAAAATCCATAACTTGCGGATGATGAACAGATATAGTCAGCATTAAAGCGCCTCGACGACCTCCTTGAGCAACCTCACGACAGGAGTTGGAAAACCTATCCATGAACACCTCAATGCCGTCTGTTGTCTTAGCAGCATTAGAGGTGACCATACCCTTAGGTCTAATTGTAGATACGTCAAATCCAACGCCACCTCGGCGTTTCATTATCTGTACTTGCTCTTGATCTGTTTTAAGAATGCCAGCATAGGAATCAGCAGGAGCATCAATAACAAAGCAATTAGACAGAGATTGAATTTTAAAGTCATTCCCGATCCCGCTCATTGGAGATCCCTGTGGTACAATGTACTTAAAATCTTTTAATAGCTCATATATCTCTGCTCTGCCCATAGGGTTTTCATATTTAGACTCAACCCTTGCAAATTCATCGGCCAATCGATTGTGCATGTCATCAGGGGTCTTTTCAAGATACTTTCCTTCATTATCTTGAAGCGCATATTTCCCTAAAAATACACTTGCTGCCAACTCATCTCCTTTAAAATATTCTAAACTAGCTGCGTATGCCTCGTCATAGCTATACATTCTTTCTCCTATTTACCTGTTATCTCTTTCCATTTTGATTTTAATAATTTTTTCGCACCTTGCTCAGAGGCATTGACAGCCTCTGCTAGAGAAAGCTCACCAATATCATCAACCACGTGCAGCTTTGATTTAGCTGTGTCAATCTTGACGGGAAAAAGAACACCATCTCTTCCCGCTCTGTTCTTTGCAATAAATAGTCTGCCTAGACCTGATGATTTTTCTGCTTCTTTTCTTGATAAACCCAATACAACATCTGCAACTTGTGCCTTACCGTAAGATTCACCCATGTTGGTCAATCCCACAACATCTTTATCAGAACCCTCTTTGTTTGATTGAGAAGCTGTCCATACAGGAATGTTAAACTCACCTGCCATGTTCCTAAGTTCCTCATAAATAAGTTTAAGCTCATGCCTTAAAGAATCGTACTGCCTTGTCGATCTCATGATATCTGCGTAATCTATTATAATAACACTTGGTATGAAGTTTTTCATCATTAACTTTTCAATATGATTTCTAATTGTCACAACAGATGCTGAACCCGTTGGGTATTCTTTAATTATCAATCTACCGAACTCTCCTTCTTCGTAAATTTTCTTTACTTTTTCTTTATTTTCTAAAACTTCGTTTGATGGAATATTGCAAATGTTAGAATCGTACCGAATACCTACTGCTGTTTCAGAAAGCTCAAATGTGTAATGCAAAACATTCTTACCAATCTTTAAGGCTTCGGCTCCGACATGTACTAAAAAGTGTGATTTACCACACCCAGTGGGTGCAACTATAACCCCAATCTCACCACGTGCTAAACCTCCGTTTAATATGTCTTTCTTATCAAGATGTTTTATACCTGTCGGGCAGGTTATTCTAGATATCTTTTGAAAACGGGCTTCAAAATCCTCAAAAAAATCGTGCCCTGTAGCATCAGTGTTACCTAAGCTAATTGCTGTCTTCATGATATCAATGATCGGCTCGTAGTTTTCAGATGCTACTAGGGTAACTGCCTCTTCAAGAGCACCTTTGATAGCTTGCTTTTTACAGAAATCAAGTGACTTATCTTTAACAAACCCTAAATCCCCTGGGTGTGGGTTTAGCTTAATCCTCTGGAGGTAATCGATTATTTGATCTCTAAGTACGATATCAGAACCCTCTCTTAGTTCGTCTCTAATAATTGTGACAAGCAGAGAAAGAGTAGGAAAAGTTTTATACCCAGCGTAGTAGTCAAATAAACGCTGACATAAATACTTTAAATATCTTAACTCAAAATAATCATGAGTCATAATCTCCTGCATCTGTGCTGCCCACTTATGATCATTTAACAGACACTGGAATATTTTTTCTTGAAAATCTTTACCGTACTTTGAAAAATACGCATTATGCATATGATGTGCATTCATTTTTTACCTTTGTAGAGTTTTGAGAGATAAAAACAGATTATCAACCCTAACACTGTTAATACCTAATTTTAGTAACATTCTTAACATACTCATTTTATCACATGTGCCCCTATTTTTATCACAAGCATTATCAACTTTTTTAACATGTTCAAGTGATAGGTTCATCATGTCAAGCCTGATCAAGCGCCAGTTTCTTCTGACAAGCTGTTCAGCCTGAAGCAGCCTTTGCCGCTTAT